GCGTCAGCCACGAGGCGAGCCAACTGAATCTCAACTTCTTCCGGCAGTTCTTCCTCAGGCGGCGGAAGCGGTGCACCAAGTTGCTCTTCGATCTGGCTGCGGTACCTGAACGCCAAGTGCTCCGCGATATGCGCTTGGAGGGCGGCTCCCATCTGTTGGGACATCGGGTTTTGCCCAATGGCCTGTGTGATCGTCGGGTCCTGCATGAACGCCATGTGGCAGGCCAGATGCGCCTCGTGATCTTGGTAAATGAAGGCCCTCATGGGTTTGCCGGTCAGGGCTCCCATGTTCTCGCTCACCGGGTCTTGTGGCTTCGGATCGTCGGTATTCGGGACAATCTTTTCAGCGTTACGAACCCCAAGTACCTCGATCATCTGCCTATGCAGGTAGGGCAGGTCGTAAATCTGGGGCGCTGAAGTAGACAGCTGCTGCACCGCTTGGTACTGGACTATGCGCTGGGCCATCGTGGTGCTGTTAGGGTCGCTGACGGGGATAACTTCCACCATCGCGTAGTCTGCTTTACGTGCCCGGCTATCGCCGCGTTCCGGCTCGTAGTTGTATTCCTCAGGGGCGTTCTCAGCAATGATGGCCTTGAGCAGCTTGAACTCCTGCTTCATGGCGTAATGAACACGTGCTTGCACCGCAGCCATCGGCTTCAGCGTCCGTTCCAGCAACGCCAATGTGGTCCCTACTGGCGCGTTAGCACTCATATCACTGATGTTCATGTCAGATATGGCACCTAAACGTCGTCCTTCTTCGGTGATCTTATCCAACAACGCCAGCAGGGTCTGGCTAGGCTCCTTGTACGGGAGCATCATAATGTTATCTTTGATGGTACCACTGGGCACATCAACGTCTCTAAACTCACCCGGGGCGATGGGGGTATCGTCGCCTTTAACACGCAGTCCGCGTGACTTCAGGCCCCCGGGCAAGTTACTCAGAGTCCCCGCATCCACCAGCTGGCGAATGAGGGAAGTACCGGTGCGGGCGTAGCCGCCAATAATGTGGATCAGACCAAGCCCATAGAAGCCAAAGCCCGGTACGTAGACGTAGTGTACGAAGTGCTGACGCTTCTTTTTCCTCGAGTCTTCCGGGTCCCAGTTGCGGTATATCGCAAGTACTGTGCTAGTCCCACGGTCTATAGTCACTACGTAAGGAACAGCAAGGCTATCCCCGTCCTCTTCCAACCCTTCAATCACGAGGTTAGCGTGTATCTCATACAGCGCATACCGGTTGTCTTGGGTCAGGGAGTACCCACCTTCCTCTGCTTTTTTCTTCTCGATATCCGTGTGGAATGTCGTTGGCTCACCGATGTCTTTGTCGATGTAGAACCCGCTGGCCTGCAGTGCCTCCAGCTCATTCACGGTCTTACGCATGACGTGGGTTACACGCTCCGCGCTCTCAATGTGGGACGCACCATACGGCACGATGACATCTTCAGCTGGCAAGTAGATAGCTGCTTGCCGACCCAGACCCGGGTCCTCGTATACTTTCTTGAACGCCGAACCCGCAAGACCCAACGAGTACAGCAGCCGCTCGTGCTCCGGGCGATACTCAGTCATCACCTCGGTCAGCTCGTAGTTCATGTCCTCCCGGACGCGGTTAGCCGCATCGAGCTTCTCAGGAGTTTCTTTACCCAGTATCTTAGTCTTGACCGGGCCCATGGCGGGGAACGTCTCACTCATCGCCTCTGCTTGGAACCGTATCGCTGCTTCAGCAAGGATAGTGGAGTACACACCGCAGGCATCTTCCCACGGGTCAGTACGCATCTCGTACTTGAACCCAAGCACCTCGAGCCCCTGCACGAAGGTATCCGCCCATTCTTTACGACTCTGAATATCGTTTTCTACCTCGCCAACCAAGTCCCCGGCAAGGGAACTAAGCACGGACTCATCAAGGTGCTCTGCAAGGTTAACTCCGAACTCCAGCTCACTCAGCGCAATGTCGGGCTCGCTGCCAAAGGTAATCTCCGCACCACCGTCCTCAAGGTCCACCACCGTCGGGGTTTCCGCGGGCAGTGCTAGGGTGATACTCGTGCCACCGTCTTCGGGGGAGTCTTCAGAGCCCAACCCTTCGGGAGCTGCGTACAAACTTTTATCTATGGCCATCGTCGTTTACCTGTTAGTAATATCTGCCCGCACGGTGCGCTTTAAAGTACCTAACATCTTCCGGCTCGTCGGAAGGCAATCGGATGAAGCCCCCTTTGCGGAACCGCATTAACGCCTGCGACATAGAATCCACAAGGTCATCATGCTCCCCCGAAGGAAAGCTAGCTACCTCTTCTACCAACTCATCTGCCCAGTGCCGGTTAGGTACCCAGATCATTCCCGAGGCAAACATATCTGCTACTGCATTTAACCTAGCAATCTTGTCGTTACCCTTGGTCGGAGTAAACTCTTGGACCGGTATACCCATGGCACGAAGTTCAAACACCAACGGAGTACCGGAAGCTTTAGCCTCTACGATCAACGCATCGGGACTCCACTCTTTATACTCCTGTTGCGCCCGCATTTTAAGCTCCGGGAACTCCATTCTACTTTTGAACGCGTTAAGCAGGATAACATTCGCCTGCTGGGTACCCGTGTCGTCAGGGTGGTAGAACACCCCCCACGTCGTGCATGCCGAGTAGTCCGACCTTTCCGTCTTGAGGAACGCAGTATCCCACGACTGTATAACGAAATCGACACTCGGAGGCTCGTCCTCAGGCCATATCTTCCACCACTCCCGTTTGATGATGGCCGACACGTCCGAGGTGGGCTGCTGCTGGTACTGCGCCATCCACTTACCGTTAGACAGCTCCTGATGCAATGCTTCCAGCTGGGCCAACGGCCAAAACTCCGGCCACAACGGGTTACCCGAGGGCATGATGGCGGGGAATTCAATGACCTCCCACTCCTCACCGCTACGCTGGGCAGCGGCTTTAAGTATCTGCCCACATAAATCTTTCTTTGACCAGCGGGTAGCGACCACCACAATAGCCCCACCGGGTTGCAGACGCTGACGAGGCCCGGAGGTATACCACTCGTAGGTTTTATCATAGACGTCGGGGTTAGACTCGGCCAGTGCAGCCTCTTGTTCAGAGTGTGGGTCGTCAATAATCAGCAAGTCGGCACCCTTACCGGTCACCGCACCGCCCACACCGATGGCAAAGTAGTCGCCACCCTTGTTAGTAGCCCACCTACCCGCTGCCTTGGAGTCACTTTGGAGCCCTACACCGGGGAAAATGTTGGCGTAGACGTCCTGATCGACCAAGTTTCGCACCTTACGACCGAACCCCACCGCCAATTCTGCAGTGTGGGAGGTTTGGATGACCTTTTTATTAGGGAATTTACCCAAAAACCATGCTGGAAGCAGGTAAGAAGCGAACTCCGACTTAGTATGGCGGGGTGGCATGTTGATAATGAGACGCTTGAGGGTCCCATCAGCCACCCGCTCAAAGGCTTCCGCCATGATTGCATGGTGCCGACCGCTAATAAACGACGGCCAAACCTCATTTACGAACCCCAAGAACTTAGTCTGGGCCAGTTGTTTAACCTTAAGCGTTTGCAAATGCCCCAGTTCCGCCAACAACTGTTCCTGTTCCACCGTAGTAAGTAGGGGGAGTATCGCGGGGATGTCCTTCAGGGACACAGTATCAAGCAGGGACGTCATTCTCCTCCCCACCAATTAGCTCACTTGCCAAGGTCGAGGGTTCCGGTTCCGGTGTCGGGGGCATATTAAACTCAGCCTCGAGGTCGGCAGTCAGAGGGGTTACGTCGATCACATCCGCATTAAGCAGGCGCTTGACCCTCTCCTTGATGGCGTTCTCCAACTCCTCGGGGCTCTTGTAGTTGATCGTGATCTCACTACGCTCCGTGAACAACCCAACGTCACTGTGCTTACCCAGCAGCTCGAGTGCCTTGAGCTCGTACCGGGCATCACCACAGTTGGCAATCTCCATGAGCTTGTTAGTTACCGCGGACCTTAGTGCTGCTACGTCCAGTGCTAACTGCTGACCATATGTACGCAGGAAAGCTGCGGCAGCAAAGGCAGTGACGGGGGATTTGAGGTTATCGGGTTTGCGCTTCTTGGCGACTTCATTGAACAGCGCTTTCTCCCGGTCCGCCGTAAGTTCATCGACTTCCAGTGGTGCACCGAGTGCCACCTGCAGCTCCGCCGTATTACCGGCAATAGCCATCTCCTCTAGGAAAGAGGCAGGCTTCTCGTCCGTAAGGTTGTACGGGACGGGGTGATCCTTGGTAGGTTCAATGTTCACAACGGACATATAGAGCCCCCCTTCAGGGGTTACTTGCGCAGTATCTAGTCATACCGGAGACCGGTGAAGTCTACGGCAATGT